GACGTAGAAAAAACAACTATTAAGCAAGTCAAAATTCCTTATGTCAGTTCAGCAGGGACATCCGCATCTCAACAAACAGTTTCTATTGGCGACAATGGACATTCTTGTAAAGTTTTCCTATTGGGCGGTAACGAAATCGGTTTGGATATGGACGGCTCTGTTGATGATGGTGCAAGATTGTCTTATTTTATCAATGCAACCACAGCAACCTTAATTGCATATTATAACGGCATTGCAACTAAGTGGTGGACCCGTACTACTGATATTACAACTACAGGGCTAATTTATGTTGTAGAGGAAAATGGTGGCAGTACGACACAACGCTATTATGGCTATGGTTATGGTTATCGCCCCGCTTTGGTTCTTCCCGGCAATGCACTATTTGACGAAACCACCATGCTGTTGAAAGGCGTAAAGTAACGGGAAAAAGCCGGGGGCAAATCCTACGGCAGGTCCCACAGATACGAATGAAACCGGCTGAGTAAGCCGTAAAAAATGAAAGGGGTATACATTATGAAAAAGAAGTTTGCTGACATCATCAACGAGGGCAAGAAGAACGGCAAGACCATTGAGGCCATCAACAAGGAGCTGAAGGAAGCGGGGGCCAATTTCCACCTGAATCCTGACGGCGGCGTGGCCGGTTGGACCGAGGACGAAATGCGGGAGGGCTTCATTCCTGCTGAGACCGAACCCGCCGACGTGCGTCACCTGCATGATTACATGCGGTACGATGTCACGAAGGCCGGTCAGACCGTCCGTGTGGAGACCCCGGAGGGCACCTACGACATTACGTGGGACGAAGGCGGCCATCCTGAGAAGGCCGTGCGCGTGTGACCACCGAAAGGAGGTACACCATGAACGCTTTACACATCAAAAATACGGTGTTGGCGGTGCTGGCTGCGGCTGGCTCCGCCCTCGCCCAGGCTCTGGGGGGCTGGGATATGGCGCTGAAAGTGCTGATCTGTTTCATGGTGCTGGACTACGCCACCGGATGGATGGTAGCGGCCATCTGGCATAAGTCCAGCAAGAGCGGCACCGGGGCGCTGAGTTCCGACGCCGGGTTCAAGGGGCTGGCGAAGAAGTGCGTCATGCTGGCGCTGGTATGGATGGGGGCATTATTGGATCAGGCCACATCCAGCGATTTTGTACGGGACGCTGTTTGCATGTTCTTTATTGCAAATGAGGGGCTGTCAATCCTCGAAAATACGGCAGTGATGGGGGTCCCCTACCCCGCATTTGTGAAGAATATGCTGGACGCCATTCGTCAGGCCAGCGATCAGGGAAAACAGAATTCGGAGGCTCACACATGAGCACGAGAGCGGGCACCGTCCCGCTCTCCAATCTCCAATTTTTGAAGATCTATTTCAATAAGCGGCGTCTCCGCTCCACCACGGCCAACCTGATGAAGATGCTGGCGGAGGCGGGCGGGGACGCTATCTGCAATGGTTCCATTTTCCTGAGGAACCAGACCCCGGCCTGCCACCTGAAAGCAGACGGCAAGGTTCACAAAGCCCCAAACTACCGGGCGTGGGCCGTCAGCTGGAACACCCCGGCGGACTTCGGCGTGAAAACCGTACCCAATGGGGACGCGAACTACATGGAGTGTGTCCACCTCATCATCGGCGGGAAGAAGATCAACCCCATCCACTGCGGAGCGGATATGCGCTACCGTGCGCCACGAACAGCTATCGGCACCAAGAACGGACGGTTCGCCTACTATGTGAGCAAGGCCCGGCGGTCGCCGGAACAGCTCCGGAACCTGCTGGCGTCCTCTGGCTGGGACAACGCCATTATGATGGACGGCGGCGGGTCTACCTGCTTCATGGATTCGACAGGCAAAGGCTTTACCGGGGACGGGCGGATCATTCCGTTCTTTCTCGTCTGGAAACTGAAAAGCGGGGACGCATTTGAACCGGAAGGAGAAAAACCAATGGTAGAGATCAACGCCTATTCCAAGGCGAAGGACGGCAACAAGAAGCTGTCCACCCATTTTAAAGTGAAAGAATTTGCCTGCAAGGATGGAAGCGATGCCGTGCTGGTAGCGCCCCGGCTGGTGATGGTTTTGCAGAGCATCCGTAGCCATTTTGGCACGGCTGTGACCATCAACAGTGGGTATCGGACGCCGCAGTACAACGCCAAGGTCGGCGGCGTGGCCCACAGCCAGCACTGCTACGGCACGGCGGCGGACATCACCGTGCGGGGACAGACCCCGGCAGCGGTGGCGGCCTACGCCAGACAGCTGATGCCCGATTGGGGCGGCGTGGGCGTATACAGTCAGAAGGGCTTCACGCACATCGACGTCCGGGAGGCCAAGGCCGACTGGAACGGCTGATATTTGAAAGGAGGGCCAGGAGATGGCCGGATATTACGATAAAAACAAGGACTACTCCAAGGAGCTTCAACGGACGGACCTCTCCGCCTCCGAACGGGACAGGCTGACCCAGGAGCGGCAGAACAAGATCGACGATAAGTACGGCGGCAGAGAGCCCAACATGATCGGTTCCGACAAGACGTACAGCCAGACCTATGACAAGGGCGGCAACCGGCGGGACAACGGCAGCTCCGGCGGCAGCTCTCAGGGCACCTTCGGCGGGGTTTCTTATACCCGCAATGACAATGGCGGCGGTATCTACGGGATGCCCACCAGCAATTCCGAGGTGAAGAACTACAAGCAGGGCGGCGTGACCTATCAGGTAGGCGCGGACATGAGCCGACGTCAGGATCTGGCAGGCCGTGCGCAGGTGTCCAACGGCTATACCGTGTTCTATGACGATGACGGCTACGCCTACAAGGCCGTGAAGGGCGTGGCGGACTACACCCCCCATCAGGACATCAACGCCGGGAACGGCAATTACGGCAAAAGCGGCGCGTGGACAGACAACGAAATGCTGTCCGCACTGGACCGCTCTAAGATCCAGGACATCCGCAACCGGCTCCAGCGGGGCGAGATCACCGGCGATCAGGCGAACCAGGCGGCAAACGCCATCCGGGCCGGGTACGGCTACACCATCGACAAGAACGGCTATGTGACGGACAGCGGCGCTCTTTCTTCCGTGAACGATCTGCGGCGGCGGCTGGGGCTTGACAACAGCCCGGAAAGCGCAGAGCTGGCCTACTACCGGTATCTCATGGGAACGGACACCTCCCCCTCCGCACAGGCCAGCGGCAAGGTGCAGTCTTTCGGGGACTATCTGGCGGAGAATGGCGGCGTACAGGCCGGTACTCCGGCATACGGACAGCAGCGGGTAACGGACATCAATGCGGGCGGAACGCCGTCCGGTAATTTCTCCACATCGCAGACCGGCATGAGCTTTGACATCGGGGACGGCAGCGACTACCTGAAGGAGCTGTACGCTAAGAAGGTAGCGGCGGAGCTGGCGGCGCTGAAATCCGCTTACGAGCAGAACACCGCCACACTGGATGCCAGCCGTGCGCAGATCGCGCCGGTGTACGACATTGCCCGGAACAGTGCGGCCAACCAGAACGCCCTGAGCCGGGGCGCATTTCAGGAGATGGCGGTGGCAAACGGCCTGAACACCGGCACCACCGGACAGGCGGCGCTGGCACAGGACGTTGTGCTCCAGCAGAACCTTTCCCAGATCGACCGGGAGCAGGCAGAAAAGACGGCGGCCATTGACCTCCAGCGGAGCCAGCTTGACACGGAGTACCGGAACGCCATTGCCAAGGCGGAGGCCACGGGAGACGCGGAGCTGGCAAACGCCCTGTATGAGGAATACGTCCGCCAGCAGAATCTTTACGCCAAGTACGGCGGGCAGACCGGCGGCTCCGGCGGCAGCAGCTCCGGCGGCGGCACCGTTGTAAAGCCGACGCTGACCGCCAGTCAGGTACAGTCCGCCCTGAAAAACGGCATCGTGACGGATGATGTGATCTCCGCCTTCGATTATTACTACGGGCAGGGGTCTTATGATGCCCTGTACGGCACCGGCAAGCTGAAGGCGGGGACAACCGGCACTGCCAAAACCGGCAGCGGCAGCACCGGCAAAAAGAAGGGCAGCTATTCCAACGGCTCCCTGACCAATCAGCAGGTAAAGCAGCTCCAGAAATACTACGGCGTGTCTCAGGACGGCAAGTGGGGGGCCAACTCCAAGAAGGCCGCAGGCGGCCTGACGGCTGACCAGGCGTGGGCGAAGTATCAGGGGACTCATAAAACCGCCACCAAGACCAACAGCGCGGGCGTGACGGCCACCGGCTCCAACTACGCTACCATTGCCAAGAACTCCGCTGCGGGTGTATATGGACCCAGATATGGCGCGGAGATGAACAAGCTCCAAGCCATGTTCTCCCGTGGGGCCAACAACGCGCAGCTTGCCACTGAAGTCAAGCGGGCCATGCAGGCCGGTGAGATCAACGAAGCGGGAGCAGAAACCTTTGGAGCCCTATTTGGGTGGTAACCAGGAGGGTCTATGAGCAGTATTGAAGATCGTCTGAACGCGGTGATCCGGAGCGGGGGTACATCGACCCCGGCTTCGGCTCAGACTGCCAAGAAAGCGGCGCCCAACTCCATTTCCGAGCGCCTCGACAAGGTGATCGCGTCCGGGAAGGGGCAGCCGTCCGTATACAAGGCACCTGCTTCCACCACCAAAGCCAGCACCAGCAAGAATCAGTGGGTGTCCACCGGCGGGGGGCGGAAAAGCACCACGGACGCCGGAAAGAAGCAGGGCTTTGTGGCAGACCCCAGCCGCGCCAAAAACAATGCGTCCAGCCGCGTCAAAAACATTGTGACCGGTGCAACGAAGTCCGCCGGTTCCGCCTTTACGAATCTGGGCGGTGTGCTAGCAGAGGGGGCCGGGTATCTGAACACCCGCATTGCCAACAACAATGCCGCCGGGGAGCAGATGGGGGCCATTCAGGCCATCAAGGACTACAATACCATGCTCCGGAACGGCAAATGGGCGGACGGCAAGGCGCTGACAGCGGATGATCGGAAGAAAATCCAGACCTATATCGCCGCCAACCAGCGGAAGATCGACGCCCATAAGAATTATACCCGGTCTGTGGAAAAGAGCGACAAGGCAGTTGCAGACAAGGCGTATCAGAAGGCGGACCGTCTGTCCCAAAGCTCCGCCGCGGACGTGGCACAGGCCAAGAAAGGGCTGGGGCCGGTAGGCCAGTTCGCCGTGGATCTTGGCGTTCAGGGCGTACAGATGGCGGGGGACGTAGCGGCCAGCGCCATGATCCCCGGAGCCGGTCTTGCCCTGATGACGGCCCGGTCTGCCGGAAGCAGCGCTCAACGGGCCAGACAGTCCGGGGCCAACTACAATCAGCAGCTTGCCTACGGACTGGGCAGCGGCGCTCTGAGCCTTGCCACGGAGAAGATCAGCAACGTGGCAAGCCCCTTCAAGAAGGCGTTCGGCGGCGGTGTTCTGGACAACGCCATCAGCGGTGCGCTTTCCAAGCTGAACAACAGCTCGGCGGGCCGTGTGGCCCTCTCCATGATCTCCGAGGGCGGTGAGGAATTTATCGAGGATATTTTCCAGCCCATCTTGCAGCGGGCCACCTATGACCCCTCTGCCCGGTTCGATCTCAGCGAGGCACTGTATGACGCGGCGGTGGGCGCGGCCATGGGCGGCATCGGCGCAGGCGTTGACGTCATCCGACAGCGTGGAAGCAGTCAGGCGGACGCACAGCCCACGCAGGAGGTACGCCCGGAGGTGCGGGAGGGTATTGATACCCCCACCCCCGCAAACGCCGCAGAGGGCACGCAAAACGCCGCCCCCAGTGTGGAGACGGCGGCAAACAAGGGCGAGACAGTTCAGATCGTTGAACGACTGCGAGAGAGTATACCGGGGCTTAACGGCACAGAGCCGGTCTCGACCGTATCCTCCAAAGCGATCCCATTTGTCGAGGGCCGAACCATGGCTGAAAAGGCAAGGAAAATGTTTGAGGCCATTAAGGGGGTCGTGTCTCGACCCGGCTTTGGAGACATTGACATCAACGGGCGTTCCGTGAAGGACGATTTGAGCCATGGCGTAGGCGCGGCAAAAGCCGCCGTGATCCCCGCCATTCCGGAAGTGCTCCGGCGCGGGCAGCAAATTGATTTCCAGCAGAATTGGAAAGGCCGCCCTTATGACGGCTATGTATTTGCCGCCCCGGTCACTATGGACGGCGAAACTGCTTATGTAGCTGCCGTTGTAAAGCGCACCAGCAAAAACCGATTTTATCTGCATGAAGTGATTGACGCGAACGGGAACGTTATAAAAATAGACGCCGGAGATCGTGCCAATCCAACCAGCCTTGCCACCAATGGTGACGCTGGGACACAATCTCAGGCGTCTGTTGAGGGTACGCGTCCCCTCAATGCTAATGATAGCATAGCACAGGGGGCGGAAAATGTCAAGAATGGTGGAAGTCGGGACATTCTCTCTGAGGTTCTGTTTGGGAAGAAGCGGGCGGACCTGAATACCATGACGGAGGCCCAGCAGGACGCCGTTTTCCGGGCTAATGAGGAGGGCACCGTGGGCATGGATGCCACCGGCAAGGTGTTCCAGATCGACCCGGAGCAGCACATCGACCGGCGGCGGATGGAGACGGTGGGCGGCAGAGACGTGAACGCCTTCCAGTTTGACCACCCCGAGCTGCACCGCTATTATCAGGAAGCGGCCAACGCCCTGATCGCAGATGCGGACCTCTCCCTCCAGCAGCCCATGAGCCGCCGTTATGAGCGGACCATGGAGGGTAACGCTGTCCAGCAGGCGGCGCAGACCTCGCCCCATCTGCGACAGGCCATGGATGAAACTGGGCTTTCCCGTGACGCCATCATCGACGCAGCCCAGCGGATCATCACCGATCAGGGGCAGGAGAACGTGGCGGCGGCCAAGCGGGTGGAGCTGATTCTGGACGATATGCTCTCCCACGGCTACACCACCATGACCGGCGAACAAGTGGGACCCAACAGCGGGTATCTCACCGCCAAGCAGAGCATTTTGGGCGCGGGCGAGCAGGCGCGGGGCCGTGGCTTAGAGGATGTGGATGCTTTCGACACGCCGGGTGACGCCGTGGCGGGTGCGGTGAACACGCCCTTTGACACCATGCAGGCCAAGAGTGAGGAGTTTTACCCAGTGAATCCCAACAGCGCCCAGCGCATTCAGGCAGAACAGCGGCGGGCGCCCTCTGAGGTCCCCGTTGTGAACCCTGATACCGGGCGGAATGTGGAGAAAACGGTCTCCACCATTCTGAACAGCCCCTTGACCTCCCCGGAGATGGCAACTGTGTATGAAAACGCCATTTCCGGCGGCGCGTTCGACTATGACGTGGTGACGGACCGGGATGCCGTGCAGCAGGCGCAGGCCAAGATCTCGCGGGACGGCTGGCGAGAGGTGGCGAACAGTTTCGTTGCCAAGGCGGAGCTGGGGCAGCGGATCACCAAGGCGGACACCGCCGAGGCCATCAGCGCCTACAACCTCGCCATTTCCGAAGGAGACCACAAGGCCGCCTTTGAGCTGGCAACGGCCATTGCGGACGCGGCCCATGACAGCGCACAGATGGTGCAGGCCATGAACCTGATGAACCGGCTGACGCCGGAGGGGCGTCTGCTGACGCTGCGGCGGCTGGTAGACCGGATGAATGACCGGGCGGCACGGCAGAACCGGGCACCCAGGCAGAGCACCGCCGACAGCGGAGACGTGGAAAGCGCACGGGTGGACTACATCGACAAGGTGACGGGCTTCACCCTCTCTGACGAGCTGGCCACCAACTACCTGATGGCAGAGACGGACGCGGAGCGGGCGGCGGCGTGGGATGCCATTACCACCTCCATTGCAGACCAGATCCCCAGCACCTTCATGGAGAAGGCCAATTTCTGGCGGTACACCTCCATGCTGACTAACCCCACCACCCACATCCGCAACATCATGGGCAACGCCATTCAGATGGGTGCACGGAAGATCAAGAACGGCATCGGAACCGCAATCGAGCGGGCAGTCATCAAGGACCCCTCTCAGCGGACAAAGGCCGTGAATGTTGACAAGGATCTGAAAGCCTTTGCCAAGGTCCAGTATGAGACGGACCAGAGCGCGGCCATGGGCAGCGGGAAGTATTCTGACGCAACGGCGGCAGGCATTGAGCGCGAGATTCAGAGCAAGCGGAAAATGTTCAATGGGGAGGATGTTCTTTCCCGTGCCGTGCAGGGCATCGGAGATTTGAACAGCCGCGCCCTTGACTATGAGGACGTGATCTTTAACCGTGCGGCTTATGTAGACAGCTTCGCCCAGGCGCTGCAAGCTAAGGGCGTGACGGCGGCAGAGGCCCACGCGGGGACCAGAGCCGCAGACGTGGAGGCGGCACGGGCCTACGCCATTGAGGAAGCGCAGAAGGCCACTTACCGCAACACCACGGCGCTTTCCGAGGCGCTGTCTCAGTTTGGCCGCTATGAGGGGGATAACCCGGTAAAACGGGCAGGTTCCTTCGTGGCGGACGCTCTGTTCCCCTTCCGCAAGACCCCGGCCAACATCCTGACCACGGGCCTTGATTACAGCCCTGTTGGCATTGCAAAGAGTGTGAAGGAAGCTCTTTGGGATGTGCGGAGAGGCAACTGCACGGCGGCGGACGCCGTGGATTCCCTTGCATCCGGCCTCACCGGAACCGGCATTTTCGCGCTGGGCGCTTATCTGGCGGCGGAGGGGCTGCTCCACGTCCGGACTGGTGACGATGACAAGGAAGAAGCCTTTGAGAAGTCCATGGGCGGGCAGGATTATGCTATTCAGATCGGGGACAAGTCCTACACGCTGGACTGGGCGCTTCCTGCGGCAATGCCCCTGTTTGCGGGCGCTGCCACCGAAAAATCCCATGAAAAGGGCGGCAGCACCTTCGACGCGCTGGTGGATTCTCTGCTGGGGATGCAGGACGTTGTGCTGGAGACCTCCATGCTGTCCTCCCTGAATGACCTGATCTCCTATTGGAGCTACGCCGATAACAAGGTTGGCTATCTGCTTGACCGGGCGGTCAGCAGCTACGCCGGACAGTATATCCCCACCATCGGCAGCAAGGTTGCGTCCGTATTTGATGATACGGTACGCAAAAGCTATGTGGAGAAAGGCTCCGGGCAGGTAGCCTCTGACGTGAATTATTTCTTGCAGGGGGCGGCGAAGAAGGTCCCCGGCGCACGGAATCAGTTACAGCCGTCTATCGATCTGTGGGGCAACGAGGTCTCCAACGGCTCCGCGCCGGAGCGGGTGTTCCAGTCCTTCATATCCCCCGGCTTCCTGAAAGCGCAGGACAACAGCCCTGCCACGCAGGAGATTCGGCGGCTTGCGAAGGCCACCGGGAAAAGCGGTGTTTACCCGGCGGCGGCGGAGAAGTCCTTCACCAACGACGGCAAGACCTACAACCTGACGGCAGAGGAGTACACCCAGTACGCAAAAGCCATGGGCAGCACCCGGAAAACGCTGGTGGAGGATGCGCTGAAACTTCCAGCCTATAAATCCATGAGCAATGGGGAAAAAGTGGATTACATTCAGAACGTGTATAAATATGCGAGTGAGACTGCCCGTCAGGATGTATACGACAACTATACTCCCAGCGCCAAATGGATTGAGAACGCCAAGACGGCCAAGCGGGACATCGGCGTTTCCACGGCGGAGTATCTGGCGCTGTACCAGCAGTACGGCAGCGAGAAAATGAGCGGAAAAGCCTATGAAAAGGTGAAACTGGCGTATCAGGCGGGAATTTCCCCGGAGACGTATTTCTGGCTGAAGGAGAGCGCCGATACAAACGGCAATGGAACAATCAGTAAGGCGGAGGCCAGCGCCGCCCTTGCCGGTCAGAAAAACCGGGCGGATCTGTGGGACATTATCTGCACCACCAACGCCAAGAACCCCTACAAATAAGAAAACACCCTCGCCGTCTGGCGGGGGTGTTTTGTTTGGCTTTTACATCATGGACAGGAGCGTTTTCACATGGGCGGTGCGGTCCAGCATCCGTTCATGCTCCCAGTCCCAGACGGCCTGCATGGCCTCCGTGGGATGGTGACCGGCGTCCTTCGCTTTTTCGATATGGCGAACGGCCATTTCGTGGAGCCGATTGGCGTGGCCCAGCTCCTGACGGCTGAGGTCGGCGTAGGTGCTGGCGTCCTCCGGGTCCTCCCCGGCGTGCTTGACGGCCTCGCGGGCGTACTTCTCGGCATCGTCCAGTTCTTCCCGGATCCCTTCGGCCAAGCGTTTGATCTCGTGCATAAGAGCCTCCTAACTCTGCTTGATAAGGGTGTAGAGCTTGTCCACATCCGTTTCATTCAGCGTGACGTTCCCAATCAGGGGGATATTGGTGGTGACGGGGCCTTTGGCGGCTTCGGTTTTCAGACAGGTGTAGAGCTTGTCCAGATCGACGTTCCCCGCCTCGTCAAAGACGCCGAGGGCCTTCACGGCGGGATGCTCCCGGAGGGCGGAAAGGCTGGCGTCCAGATTGTTAAGGGCCATAGCAGCCCCGGCACCGACGGCCCATTTCTGCCAGCCGGTGAGCTTCCCGGTGAATTCCTCATCCACATAGCGGGCAGTGCCCTGCTTGATCTGTTCCAATGTTACCATAGATTCCTCCAATGACGGGAGAGAGGGGCGCTATGCCCCTCTCTTCTTCCCTCTTCGCCTCTTAGCAGCCGCAGCCGTGGCCACAGGTGGAGACGGGGAGGGGGTTATAGGTGGACTGGGGCGTGGTGCCGGTGCCGGTGGTGATGTCCGCGACCATTTTGGGATAAAAGGTGGCGTTGGTGTAGGTGACAATGGTGTTGTCAGCGCACTTCCGCTCGTCCCGCTCCCGGGAAATGGCCCCGCACAGCTCGTTTTTGCAGCAGTCCATACGCTCCTGCAACAGCTGGAAGCTGTCCTTGGTGGCCTGATTGTTGACCGCCTGAGAAGCCAGCACACCATGCACCTCGCCCAGCTTGCCGTCGATGTACTTGTACATCTCCAACATCTTCTGGTCCTGGTAGGTGTTGGCATCCCGCAGGGCAATGTCGCTGCGGAGTTTGGCGTTCTCCTGCACCATGGACAGCTCATAGCGGTTGACCGTGTGGTTCTCGCTGCATCCGGCCTCCGCCGCCATACCAGCGGCAAAGGGGATGACGCGATTGCCCAGCAGCATCCCGCCGAGACCGCCCAGAGAGTTCAGGACGCCCAGAGACAGACCGGCAATGCCGGTGCCGAGAGCAGTGCCTGCGACGCCCTTGCTTGCAAATTCAGCCATAGAGAGATTCCTCCTTCTCTAAAAATACACCCCCTGTTTCCGCGCGCAAAACAAGCGGTGCTCTATGGTTACCGTACCACAGGGCACCGCTTGTCATGGTTTAAGGATGTCTTTTGTTTGGAGGGGATATGCCAGCTTTATTCCGGATGGAACGAAGGCAGGCGGTCACAGCGGAGCGGGACAGGTACAGCTCTGCCGCCGCATCCTCGATTGCCCAGCCACGGCGGCAGACCAGGTTGAATACCCGCCGCTCCCGGTCTGTGAGATAGCGGCAGCGCTCCATCTGCTGGAGCTGCTGGACGGTGTATCGGTATTTCATAATGGGCCTCCTTTACGAAGTGCCCCTCCCCCTTTAAGATTTCTATGAGCGTCAGCCGCCTTTCTCTTCTGCGATTCCCAGCAGCTTTACCAGGTCATAAAAGCACTGCGGGTCCAGTCCGGTCTCCCGGCGGATAACGGCGAACCGATAGCGAATGGAATTGGTGTGCAGATAGACGGCCTTGCTGGTTTGTGACCGGTTCATGTTGTTTTCCGCATATGCCTTTAGCAGGGCTTTGTCATCGTTTGTCATGTTGCCTCCCATATGTCACTTTCCGCAGTTCGCGATACCGATCTGGGAATGGAATCAAGGTCATACGGTCCCGGATGATCTCCGCCAAAATGCGATCCATGTGCTCCTGGCACACGTCCGCAGCTGCATCCTTACAATTCAGCGCCGGTTTGTACTCGCGCTGGGTATCACCCCAGTCTTTTGTCAGGCGCATGACCCGGTCGAATCCCCACCCGTTCTTCTGGTGGATCGTGATCTGGAGGGTGTCTGTGGCAAACTGCAAGGCCATGGCAGCCCCGGCGTTGAACGCCGCATCCAGCTCCGCGTCCCGCCGCTTCAAATACCCGGACTGTTTAGCCATCCTTTCCGTCCTTTCTCTCGCCGTAGCTGCAAAAGAATGTCCTTGTGTCCAGCTCAAACGGCAAAAACGCGATGGTTGTTTTAGGGCAAAATGCGTACATATCTTTTCGATTCCACACGCACAAATGCTTGCAGTCCTCACACCGCACCACAGGCACAGCCCCCTTCCTTGCATCGTCGAAACCTTTCTGATACTGCTCACGGTCATAGCGGAGCGCTCGGATTAGTTCATCCCTATCAACGGTAATGTCAGCCCGCTGCACGGCTTTGAGAATTTCACCCTCAAACTGCATTTCAAGATTTCCTTGGAATACTTTAATTGGCGATTCATACATGGTCAGCACCCCCGTCCGCGTTAAACATTTCAATGTCGACATCAATGTAATCTTGCCCATCTTCATCGACAGCAACATACACGTTTCCATCATCCGCAAGCATTGCCACTTGCAGGCAATCAAGCTCGTAACCAGTCATGCGCTCAAACGTAGCAGCATCAATCTCTGCAATTCTGAAATACTTTGCCATTATTCTTCACCTCCGTCCATCTTGGCCCCGCAGTGGGGGCAGAATGGCGGCCTATACTGCTTGTTTGGTTCATTGCAAATAGTACAGTACGCCTTGTATTCCGGGCCGGTATCGGTCGCCATCCCAGTGGGCCTCATTTCCCACCGCCCATGCACCACCGGCGCAACATCAGCGGCGGGAATACTATCAATCGCCTCTTTGCAGTCTCTTAGACATTCTCCTGCCCAATGATGAGCTTCATAGTCCCACATAGCACCATAGTCAACAGGATTTATTTGCTCTATCTCGCGAATCGCCGCTTCCCTCTCAATGCATTCAGCCATCCTCATCCCCTCCAAATTCCGCCTCGTACTGTTCCGGCGTGATAATCTCAATATCCTTTGCGGAGTAGCCCAAGGTGTCGAGGCATATCAGCTCCGCCAGTTTGTCTTTGTCAAGGGCCGCCGCAGCGTCCTCATAGGATACGCCAAGTTTTGCCTCAAATCTGATTTGAGCGCCAAACGCCCCGGCCACGCTAAAGTAGATTTTGTATTCAGCCATTGTCAGCCCTCCTCCACATAGCACCAGCTCTGGGGCGGGCGGTCGATCTTTCGCAGCTCAAAGCCGCCCTTGAATGTTCGCAACCCTGTGAACTCGCTCAGCTCCCGCGGCTGGTCATAGATCAGCAGGTCGGAGATATGCCAGCCGTAAAGCGGTGTTCCGTGCCCATAATCCCATAGTGCTCCATTTTCAAGACAAGTCTGCAATACATAATCATCGTCAATGTCATAGATGCCATACGGTTCGTTTGCCGGGGCAAGTCTATCTATGCGGTCACAGGTAAATTCCCCGATGACTTTGCCGCCGCCGTAAAACTGTGGCATTGGATAGTTCGTCGCGATAAAGTCCTCGTGCGGATATTTTGGCAGCGTGCAGTAGATGTAACATTTGAACGGCGTTTTCAGCTTCGGCTTGGTCTTGCGGACTTCGATGGTCTTTTCGCCGTTGGCGATCTTCTCCACCCACTTGGGGCGGATGCTAAGCATAACAGCCTTACTCATTTTTCATCGCCTCCAATGCTTTCTCCGCTTCCTCGCGGGTGAGGAACCAGCTTACTCCATTCTGAGCCTCGCTCACGGCTTGCCCTCCCACGGAGATTCAAGCCATTTTTTAATTTCACGCCAATCTGCTGGCATTGTCGAAACACCAGAGAGGTCTTTCACGATGATATCCATCCGGAAATTGCACAGCACCCCGGCCAGCTCGTTGTCCGTCATGCTCCGGATCCGGTCGGCAATGGTAACGGGCCACGTGCGATACGGGCACTTTTCGATTGCGGCGCAGTTTTCAAAGTCATAGCCCAGCTGCATAGGGCAGTTTTCACCGGTGCATTTTTTCATAATTCTACCTCCTCCACCTGCAGCCGTTGCAGTCCCCCTCATGGGCCAGCGTGTAGTTTCCGCATTTCAGGCACAGCTCGTTCCGCAGGGCGTCAATCTCTTTCGCCCGCGCTTCGATCAAGTCAGCGGCTCCCGCCAGATCGTCGCCCAGCGTGATTGGCGTTTCCCACTCATTTGCCCGCGCCCATTCTGCGTGCTCACGCAGCGCTTTTACGAGTTCTTGATCTTTCATACATCCTCCTCAAATCCGTCTAATACTTCCTGCCCCGGCAGCACGCCGTCCTCCATCCACCAATGAAATACGTCCACGCCGGATTGCCACTGGCACGACCGGCCTCGTTTTCTCCGCTCTTCCAGCATCCGATCAAAGGCACGGATATACGCCGCCTTGATTCTCGGATAGCGGGCAAATTCCATGATTCTGGTTTTGGATGCCATGGGGCAGCCAATGCAGCCCACCCGGTGAAAACCCTCGCAGTACAGCGGGTTCATGGGAATTTTTTCAATAGCAGCATAATCCAGTGCCTCATTGCCCTTCCAGTCGATGATGGGGTTCACCACCCGTTTGCCTTTCATCTGACAAGTCTCGAACAGTCTCCTGTCCTCATCGTTGTCGTTAGATAGGATCAGCTTATCTTTAGGCTTTGACGTCAATATCTCAAATTCCCCTCTGTTTTTCTGGCGAGTTTTGCTTTCTTCCCAGCGTACACCGGTGGCAATGAACCGTCCTTTCGCACCGCTCTCTTTCAGTTTCTCGCAACAGTAGCGCTTCACTCTGGTTGGCGGCATCAGCTTCCGGGTAATCAGGTTCCACATGGTCACGCGGCTCCCGTCCGGCTGGACGTGCCGATCTACGGTGCACTTCACGCCCTTTTCTTCCAGCCGCCGGAACGTATCATACACATGGCGCACCGTCTCCGGCGCGTCCACCGTGGTGAGGGAGTGCAGGGCTTCAAACGGGATGCCGCTTTTCTCCGCCAGATGTAGCATCACGTCGCTGTCCTTTCCGCCGGAGTAGGTGATCACTAACGGTTTCTCAAAAAGCCGCAGGCTCATATCCGATGCCGCTTTCAGCCGCTCGATTGCGGTCTGCTCCAAGTCGCTCATGCGCCCTCCAATTCCCCGCCGCAGGCGGCATATCCGGCCAAATCGATCCAGTTATCTGCTTTGCCGTGGCCGGTGGCGATGCGGGCCAGCTTAAACAGGCACATCATAGCCCCCACGTCAGCGCCGGTGATGCAAATCTCCGCATCCGGGCTGGCGCATTTTTCTCGGATGTACGGCTCCCACAGGGCCGCGATCATGTTGAAAGACGTTTCCGGGCTGCCGTAATCCTGGTCCCGGTCTCCGCACACGCACTGCTTGGCGGCGGCTAAAATCTCTTCACGGGTCATTCCTCCACCTCCTCAAGCCAGAATTGCCGCTTGCACTTCTGGCAATCTTTAGGTTCCACGACACATTCGCCGATTTTTCCCCTAAAACCGTGTGACACGCTGGCAGGACAGATCTGCAAAATTCCTTCTCTGGACAATGCCTCCGGCCATTGCTTAAGGAACACGCCCTGGCGGGTTTTGGCGGGGTGCTCCTTTGCCCACTTTTCGACGATGGCAACGGCCTCCTCCGGGTGGGTTTTTCTCCAGGTTGTGCAGGTTTCAAACCCGCTAAGCCTTTTCCCAAACTCGCATTTGTAGCACTCGTAGTTACACATTCTGCATAATGTTTTTAAAAACTCCACAGCATCCATCATTCTGCCTCCTCGATAATGACCTCCACGCGGGAGGCTCCGGTTGTCTGATACTTTCGCACGGTCAGCATCGCGATTGCGCTGTCATCGTTGTAGGCGTGGCCGTTCAGCGCATCCAGGATGGCCTTCGCCACATTGTCAGTGTCTGGACGCTTGGTGTGTGGTGTACCGTCCAGCGCAGCGGCCTTCTTCTTCGATGTACTCTTGGGCACCGTAAAGAACGCCGTGACGGTGGCCGTCAGCGGGATGCCGTCCGCAAAGCCTTTTCCGCTCTGGCACTGCCAGCACTGGACCACCTTGTTCTCATACTCCCGCGTTTTCTGCGGGGTGTAAGTGTGGCCGTTTTTCATAAACCGTGGGCGGCCCTTGCCCACCGGAATACCGGGGACCGCGAATTCAATTTTCATCGTTTTTCTTCCTTTCCGTCAATGATGACCTGCACCACCCGGACGCGGCCCAGAGGCTCCAGTAGCATGGCCACCGCCTCCTTGGTTGCCAGCAGGTCGCCGTCCTCATGGATGTCAATCACAAGCCTTGCCATGCGCCCTCCTTGGGTCTGCCCGGAACTGGGGGCAGGTATAGATTTTGTAAGATTTGGCGGAGAAATTTTCCGGACCACGGTCCAGGTGGTTCCGGATGATGCTCGGTTCCGCCTTCCAGCCGGGGACGGGTTCCCCTTTTGCGGACCATGAACAGCCGCCGCAGGCGTTCATGCAATCCCAGCAGGGCTGGCTATACGGAGCAATGTAGCAATCCGACAGCTTAATATCCGCAGCCATTACACATCAGCTCCTTTCGCTATTGATTCCCAACCCGCATAGGTCATCCCCTGCTTCTTCGCTTCGGAGGGGGTTGGGATGCCTGCGGTTTTCCACCGCTCATGCAGGGCTTTGGACTTCGCATAGAACTTTTCCAGATAGATGTCGGACGGCTCCGGCATGGGGCCCTCCTCCGCGTTGGGCTTTTCCAGTTTTGGGAGGAATGGAACCAGTTCATACACATCCGGGTAAAACCGGTTTTCCCTCGCCCGGACAATGACCGCCTGTTTCACGTCCTCGTAGTCCCATGGGGCCAAAACCAGTGTCCATGCCTCCAAGTCTGCGGCGGTGCGGGACTGCTGCTTGGCGTTGGGGTAGATCGTCTCGATCAGGCTGAACAAGCGCCGGGTATCCTGTTTCTCCATGTTCTTCTCCTGTAAGGCTTCCGTAGAAGTCTCTAATAGCTTCTTAATAGCTTCTTTTAGCTGCTGCAGCAGCAGCTAAGAGAGATAATATATAATCTTTTCTTCTTAGGGGGGTGTGGGGGGCGTTCTTCTTTTCTCTGCGGCTGCTGTGTGCGTCGGTGATCGTGCTGCGGCTTGCTTGCATCCGCCCGTCATCACTCTTTAGACACGCACGGCAACGTTGTTAAAAGGGTAGCTCCCCGTCATCCTCAATTTCGGTGAAATTATCAGTGGGGGCGGGGGCGGCATAGGCACTCTGGGCGGGGGGCTGGCCAGCGGTGCTGGCAGAGACGCAGGCGTAATCTGCCACCAGGTCGTTATAGGTCTTGCCCTCATAGTCGTGGCTCTCCACGCGGCCCACGGCGAATACGGAATCACCCTTGCGGACATTGGCAAGGAGCCGTGCCCAATGGCCCCAGCCCTTGACGGTGAGCCATGCGGTGGTGCCGTCCTGCTTATCGTAGGCCGGTACGGAGACGGAGCCGACCTCCTTTCCGCTCTGGGTGGCGTAGATCTGGCCGTCCTTGGCGGCGCGGCCCACGATCAGGCCGGTTTGCAGCTTCTTGCCCTCCTTGCTGTAGGTGGGCAGTCCGTTCATGAACATCAGGCATCCTCCTTCGGTTCCAGTGCGTCCAGCAGGGCGTCAAAGTCCTTGCTGAGGACCTTGCTGGCGCTGTCATAGCCGTGAACCTTCAAGAGGGTTTTTGCCTCCTGCTTTGTCAGGCCGTGGCGGGAACAAGCAGAATAGAAGAATTTGACCTGTGCGGCGGTAATGGGGGCGTTGGGGTCCTTGTTGGTCATGTAGGCGCTGCCGTCCTCGGTGTCGCTCTCAATGTCCTGGGTGAACATATCGGAGACGCAGCCGAGGGACAGGGCGGCAGAGACCAGGGCGCGTTTCTGGGCCATCTTGACCGCGCTGTTGGCACCGTCATAGGGGGACTGGGAGCCGGTGCGGCCCTCCCGGGTGTTGCCGGAGCCGTAAGCGGATGTAATGACGTATTCCTTGCCGTCATAGATCTTGATGAGGTCGCAGCGGACGAGGAAGTAGAAAAAGCCGTGCTCGATGTCCTCCAGCTTGCTTTCCAGTGTGTAGCGCTGGCAGAGGCCGTAAGCCACGGCCACCTTCTCCGCACCGGATTTGAAGAGGGTGGGGGCTTTCGTCATGGGGTCTCCATTCTTCTTGCGGATCATGCCGAAGTCGATGCCGCGTTTCAGGATGGCGGGCGCTCCGTCTGGGGCGCAGATGGTGTAATTGCCGGAGCGGGGGACGGGAGCCACCGTCAGGGCGGCGGCGTTGTATTGGTACAGGGCGAGTTCATTCATGTGCGTTTCTTCCTTTCTGTGGCTTTGTGGAGGGTGCGGCAGGCGTTCACCAAATTTGAATTTGGTTCTACATGGCGAAGCTCATAAGTGCCGTCCTTTGAGAGTTTCAAGGCATAGAGCGATTGAATTTTCCCGTAACCGCAGCGCGGGTCCCATGAGAAAATCATCTTGTAGGCGGTGAGCTGGGCGGAGAGGGCGGCGTCATGGAGCTGGCCGGTTTTAATGTCCAGAATGGCGGGGGCATTATGGATGATGCCAAAGCGATCCATCGTACCGGCCATTTTCATATTCCGATCCGCTATGGGACATTCAATCAGTTTCCATTCCGGTTTCCAGTCTTTGAGAAACCGACGGTAGGCTTTCAGGTATCCGGCGATCTCCGGCGTTTCCTCCGGTTCCTCGCCGTAGTCGATGAGGGCGCAGGCTTCATGGACAGCGGTTCCCCGGCGGGCGGCAGCCTCCGCCAGCCATGGCCGGTCTGACTTGTAGTCATAGGCGCAGAAGCGGGTGACTTCGGTCACGCTGGGCAGTTGGATGCCGTCAAGGGTGTAGGTGTGGGTGGCCTCGTCAAATGTCAGCATTGGGCCCCTCCGTGTACAGAACCGGGATGCCGAGGGCATCGGCAAATAGGTCCATATCGTCACCGATCTTATCCAGCAGGTAATCCTTGAAGCAGGGCGGGCAGTACAGCTCGCCGTTCGGGAGTTGGAACATCCGGTCACAGTCATCCTCTGCGGCGGGGTTCATTGGATGGCCGCAGCGGGCACACACAGGATAGGTTTTTCTGGTCATAGTTGGGTCTCCCTCCAGACACGGACCGCATGGGCGATGTCCGTATAGTTTTTGGTGCGGTAGCCGCAGGAATCGCATAGGACGAAGAAGCCATCCGTGTTTCCCTGAGCGACCATGCGCTTGCCGCCGTACATCCCACAGCGGGGACAGGGCGGCAGCTCTTTCATTTGACGGCGGCGGCCCATCAGACCGCCCCCAGGATATAAGCCAGAGCCAGGGCCAACAGACCCAGGAAGCAGCCGAAGGATACCCAGGCGGAGAAGTCGGCCCGGCTCCGGCGGCGCTCCTCCCGTGTGCGGCTATCTCTTTTCATGGCGGGGCCTCCTCTCGATCATGTCTACGATTGTGAAAGGCCAGGCGGCGGCGGTAGCCACGCCGATCAGCACGAAAATGAATGTGGTTGTATCCATAGCTAAACCTCCCCAAAGTGGTAGCCCTGACGGCGGCCATCGTCGAAGGTGACGAGGAACCAGCGGTGCGGGCTGTTGATGTAAGTGATGGTGCCGGGCTTCAGGCGGGGATGGTCGTCCTCAATTTGGAACGGCCATGTTCCCCGGGTGCCCAGTGCCGGACGGTGGGGTGTTCCCGGGTCCTGGCGGCTGCGGGCGATGCTGTTGTAGCTGCTCATTTTTTGCCTCCACAGAGTTGCCGGGCGAAGGTGGCGGCGGAGATGTAGCCGCCCTTCTGCAAAGGGAAATGGCGCTGAATGGTGCGAAGATCCTTCATGCCGGTAAATTTGCGGATGTCCGCCAGATTCAGAAGCTGCCGCCCGCCGGTAAAGGCGAGGATTTGTTCGAGATTGTCTCGATATGCTGGATGTTCCATAGGGGCCTCCTTCTTTTGTTTTGTCGTGATTGCGATTGCTGCTGCGGCTTGCAATGCGTAGCTAACCTAAGCCGCCGTACTGCCGAGCTTATCTATTCCATTCCGTTGCATTGCAGAACGGTGCTGTTCCATCGCCGTTCAAGGTTACACATCGCTCCGCGATTCCATTGCATTTCCTTGCATCTCTTTGCATTGCCTTTGCTATGGTGTTCTCCGCTTTGCCGTTGCATCGCTGAACGATTCGCGGCCCTTCCATAGCGCCTCGATACGATGCTATCCCGTCGCATTGATACTCTCTGCTAAGCTCTACCGCTGCTTCGCACTTAGCTGCTACTCATTACCGTTGCGCCACATTGCTGTGCTACGCCATTCCGCTGCGTTACTGGATCTCCTCCCAGGTAAACCGGCCTTTTCCACTGTTGCGCCACTGGCCGATGCCGGAGAAGCGGCCATAGTCCAGCCATTCCCGGACTGCCTTCTCATGGTCGTCGCAGAGACAGACCACCCGGAACTCGCAGGTAGCGCCTGCGGGGATCTCCTCGCTCATGGCAAGGGAGATGCGCTCACCCTGCGCCGTCTGCGCTCTCAGGGGGCGCTGGCACTCACCAACGGGGCCGTCAAACTCCAACGGGATCACCCGGGGCTCCGGGAAGATCAGCTTATCGATCTCCTTCTTGTAAGCCTTGATCTTCTCGCTGGCCGTGCCCTTGACCTTGCGGAGACCGCCGCAGGTGTCCTTGAAAAAGCCTTTGATCTGGTAATCGTAGAGGAACGGGGTGCCGTCCTCCAGCCGAGGAAACACCGTCATGGCCTTTTCTGCCACGGCATCAGCGCCCAGCGCGGAGACTTCCTCTTCCACGGTGGCGGCATCGGGGGACTTGGAGCCGATAAACTCCCGGTAGATTTCCGGGTTGGCGGGGGACGTGCCGAGGATGGGTTCGGTGAAGGTGAGTTTTACTTTTAGTTCTTTCATGTTGATTCTCCTTTTCGTGATTGCGTGTTGGTGTGAATTGGTGTAGGATTGGGGGTAAGGGGGGCGGATTGAAATGAAGAAAATACTGAGCGGAATTTTAGATTTTACGGAATTTGTCCCGTTGGGATGGGTTTTGACCTGCATTGATCTGGGGGTTGACTGGATCAAGGAATCACCGGTTGAAGGTCTGTTGACCTTGGCAGCGGCAACATTCATCGCTGGGATGCTTTCGGTATCTGGGTCTTTTGTTGCGGCTGGGGGTAATTGGGGAAACTCTATGCCGGCGGGACACGATTTGCCCATTGGAGAGCGGATCAGAAACCTTCTGGTTATGCTGGCGGTGCTTGCGTTTATCACCTATGCAATTAGGCTTGCAATGTCATCGT